TAAAGGGGAATCCCTGGCTAGCCACGCGCGCAGCGCCGCGAAACGGAGACGATTGTGGATCACGGTGTGGCGGACACGCTGACGGCGTTGCTGGAGCCGGTGGACGAACTGCGGCACTACCCCGGCAACGCGCGAGTGCACAACCTGGACGTTCTGGCGGAGTCGCTGGCGTCCAACGGGCAGTACCGGCCGATCGTCGCGAACCGGCGCGACGGGTTCGTGCTGGCCGGCAACGGAACGTTGCAGGCGGCTCGTGAGCTCGGATGGTCGCATGTGGCGGTCACCTGGGTGGACGTGGACGAGGCTGCGGCTCGCAGGATCGTGCTGGTCGACAACCGGGCGAACGACCTGGCCGGGTATGACGACGGGCTGCTGGTCGACCTGTTGAAGGCGGCGCAGCCGGATCTGTCGGGGACCGGGTTCGACCAGGACACGTTCGACGCGCTGGTGGCTTCGCTGTACGAGCCGGCGTCGTTGACCGACCCGGACACTGCTCCGCCGCTGCCGGCGGAGCCGCGGTCGCAGGCTGGCGACGTGTGGCTGCTAGGCGAGCACCGACTGGCGTGCGGCGACTCGACGGATCCGAAGGTTGTGGCGTCCGTCGTGGGTTCAGGGCTGGCGGACTGCATGTGGACGGACCCGCCCTATGGCGTGGACTACAACTCGGCTTACCGGCTCGACCCCGAGAAGGCGAAGAACGGGAAGACAATCCAGAACGACGGTGCCGCTGGGCTGCCGGTTCTGCTCGCCGGGTTCCTCGCGACGGCCGCTGCGGCGCTTCGACCAGGGGCGCCTGCTTACATCGCGCACCCTGCGGGCGTCAAGTCCCTCGAGTTCGGCGGCGCGGTCGTGGCCGCCGGATGGTCGTTGCGGCAGCAGCTGGTGTGGGTCAAGGACGTGTTCGTGATGGGCCGTTCCGACTACCACTACAAGCACGAACCGATCTGGCTGGCGTACACGCCAGGCGGCGAAGGTCGCCGAGGGCGCGGCAGCGACCAGTGGTTCGGGAACAACAGCCAGTCATCGGTGTTCGACGTGCGCCGACCTAAAGCCAGTGCGATGCATCCAACGATGAAGCCGACCGAGCTGATCGTGCGGTGCATCAACAACTCGTGCCCGCCCGGCGGGGTCGTGCTCGACCCGTTCGGCGGGTCAGGCTCCACACTGATTGCCGCGCATCTGACCGGCCGTCGAGCTCGCCTCGTCGAGCTCGACCCCAGCTACGCCGACGTGATCTGCCGCCGCTGGCAGGAGCACACCGGAGTTCTGCCGGTCCTCGAGGCGACCGGCGAGCCGCACGACTTCACCGAGGACGACACCGATGGGTAGGCCGACGGGCCGGCCGCCGAAGCCGCTCGAGGAGAAGCGCCTCACCGGGAACCCCGGCAAGCGTCCGCTGCCGAAGTCGACGGAACTGGTGGCGCTGCCGCCAGCGGAAGGCCCACCGGCCCCAGCAAGGCCCCTGGGGGGCGCAGGGCGCGACTTGTGGGAGCGGGTCTGGGGTGCAGGCGCCGTCTGGCTCGCCGAGCGCGTAGACGCCGAAACGCTACTCATCGTCTGCGAGCAGATGGACGAGCGGCAGGCGCTGCGGGTGAAGGTGCTCCGCGACGGCGACTGGCGAGAGCGCGCCGGTCTGCGTGCGCTGGACTCGCAGATCATGGACGGGCTCGCGGTCCTCGGCTTCAACCCCGTCGACCGGTCACGGCTCGGAGTAGCGGAGGTGCGTCGTGCCAGCACGCTCGAGCTCCTCCGGCAGCGCCGCGGCACTACTCAGTCGGGTTGAGACCTGGCCGCCGCGCTGGCTGACCCCGGTCGCCGACGCGGACGTGCAGCGTGGCGACGGGGACGACTACTGCGAGTTCATCGAGGCGTGCTGCCGGGTCACCAAGGACTCGTTCGCAGCCCCGGCCGGCTCGCTGATTGTGATGCGACCGTGGACGAGGACCCTGCTAGGGCATTTGCTGGCTCGTCGCCCGGACGGACGGCTGCGGCACCGGCAAGGGCTGGTCGGCCTGGCGCGGAAGAACGTGAAGTCGACGACTGGCGCCGGTCTGGCGCTCGGTGGTCTGGTACTCGGCCCGCACGGCGGCGAGGTCTACTCGGCGGCAGGCGACCGGGAGCAGGCGCGCATCGTGTTCGGCACGGCTCGCCGGATGGTCGAGCTCGACCCGGAGCTGTCGTCGATGCTCAAGCTGTACCGGGACGTGATCGAGTTCCGGGAGACGGGGTCGATCTACCGGGTGCTGTCGGCTGAGGCGTACTCGAAAGAGGGTCTCAACCCGTCGCTGGTGGTTTTCGACGAAGTCCACGTCCAGCCGAACCGTGAGCTGTGGGACGTCATGTCGCTGGCGTCCGGTGCGCGCGTCGACCCGCTGCTGGTGGGGATCACGACTGCCGGCGTGAAGACGGACCAGACCGGCGGCGACTCGCTCTGTTACGGCATGTACCAGTACGGGAAGCAGGTCGCCTCGGGTGAGGTGGTCGACCCGTCGTTCTTCATGGCGTGGTGGGAGCCGCGAGACCCCGACGCTGACCACCGCGACCCGGACACGTGGCGCGAGGCCAACCCTGGTTTCGGTGACTTCATCGATCCGGAGGACTTCGAGTCTGCGGTGAAGCGGACCCCGGAGAACGAGTTTCGGACGAAGCGGTGCAACCAGTGGGTGTCGTCGGTCCAGGCGTGGCTGCCCGCCGGTGCGTGGTCGGACTGCAACACGGGCGGCGAGGTCCCAGACGGTGCCGAGGTCGTCCTCGGCTTCGACGGCTCCTTCAACGGTGACTCGACCGCCCTGGTGGTGGTGTCCACGGGCGATGTTCCGCACGTCGACGTGGTCGCTGCCTGGGAGCGGCCGGCCGGCGCAGACGAGTCGTGGCAGGTGCCGATCATCGAGGTCGAGGACACCATCAGGGCGGCGTGCCGACGCTGGCAGGTCCGCGAGGTGGTGTGCGACCCGTTCCGGTGGGCGCGCTCGATGCAGGTACTCGAGGCCGAGGGGTTCCCGATGATCGAGTTCCCGCAGTCACCGTCGCGCATGACGCCGGCCACCCAACGGTTCTACGAGGCGGTCATGAACCAGACGCTCACCCACTCTGGCGATCAGCGTCTAGGGCGGCACATCGCTAACGCGGTCCTGCGGATCGACTCGCGAGGTTCTCGCCTCTCGAAAGAGACGAAGGGTTCACCTCGTCGTATCGACCTCGCAGTGGCTGCGGTCATGGCGTTCGACCGCGCATCCGTGGCGCTCAAGCCTGTCGAGATCTGGGGAGTGTTCCGATGAGTCAGAAGATGGCGGTCGAGGCGTTCTTCTACGACAACGGGTCGAAGGTCGTGGCGGTGCAGCCGGGTGACTCGCGCACCGACCTGCACGCCGACTATCTGGTGGCGCCGGGTGCGTTCGTGGCTGACCCTCCGGTGACGTTGCCGGACCTGGCGCGGGTGCCGTTCGACGTCCGCCAAGCGAGAGGGATCTAAAGATGTCGAAGGTTGCGGTCGAAACGTTCTTCTACATGAACGGCGGGACCGAGGTGAACGTGCAGGCGGGCGACGTCCGCGCTGACGCGCACGCCGACGTCACGAAGCTGCCGTCGGCGTTCGTGACGGACCCGCCCGCGAACGCCGCCGAGCTGGCGAAGGTGCCGCCGAAGGTGAAGCGGAACCGCGGCTACTGATGGCTCGGTCGACGGCGGCTAGTGCGGTCCTGCTGCTGGCCGGCGTCGGCTGCCTCCTGGCGGGTGTGTGGATCGTGGCCGGCCTCGGCTGGGCGCTCGTCGTGACCGGTGTTCTCCTCATCGCTGCGGATTGGTTGGTGCCGTCGAGGTGAGCATCCTTCGCAGTCTGTTCGCACCCTTGCCGCCGGCCGAGCCGGACGTCGATCTGGGCGCGCAGCGGTTCGACCCGTTCGGGTTCCAGGGGAACACCTACTACGGTCTCGGCCGCCCGCTGTCCTGGAAGGGCGAGTCGACCGAGGCCGACTTCCCCGGACTGTCGACGGCGGGTTACAAGTCGAACGGCGTCGTCTTCGCGTGCATGCAGACCCGCCTGTCGATCTTCTCGGAGGCGCGGTTCCAGTTCCGCCGGATCCGCAACGGCCGGCCGGGTGACCTGTTCGGTACACCGGACCTCGACATCCTCGAGCGGCCGTGGACGAACGGCACGACGTCGGACCTGCTGAAGCGGATGATCACCGACGCCGACCTCGCTGGGAACTTCTACGGCGTCCTCCGCCCGTCGGGACTCAAGCGGCTGCGGCCGGACTGGGTTTCCATCGTCATCGGCGTCCAGGGTGACTCGAAGGCCGACTCCACCGACATCGACGCGGAGATCCTCGGTTACATCTACCAGCCCGGCGGCGCGAATATGGGCAAGGACCCGGTGCCGCTGCTGGCGTCCGAGGTCGTCCACTTCGCCCCGGTCCCCGACCCGCTCGCCTCCTACCGTGGCATGTCGTGGCTGTCGCCGATCGTGCGCGAGTTGGAGGGCGACGGCGCCGCGACGGACCACAAGCTGCAGTTCTTCCGCCAGGGCGGATCCCCGAGGCTGTCGGTGGTCTTCCCCGACGGTGTGACGCAGCAGACGGTCAACGAGTTCGCCGATCGGATGGACGCGCAGACGGCGGGTGCGTCGAACGCCTACCGCACGATGTACCTCGGCGGCGGCGCCGACGTGACGGTTGTCGGCGCGGATATGCAGCAGCTCGACTTCAAAGCGACCCAGGGCGCAGGCGAGACCCGTATCGCCGCCGCTGCGGGCGTTCACCCGGTCGTGGTGGGGTTGTCGGAGGGGTTGCAGGGCTCGTCCCTCAACGCCGGCAACTTCAACAGCGCGCGCCGGCTGGTGGCCGATAAGACGATGCGCCCGCTGTGGCGTGATGCCTCGTCGGCGCTCGCGAACGTGGTCAACGTGCCGGGCGGTTCCGAGCTCTGGTACGACACCCGCGACATCGCGTTCCTGCGGGAAGACCTGAAAGAGCGCGCCGACGTGCAGTTCATCAAGGCGCAGACCATCAAGCAGCTGGTCGAGGCCGGGTTCACGCCGGAGTCGGCGTCGAAGGCTGTCGAGGCCGAGGACATGAACCTGTTGCAGCACTCGGGCCTGACGTCGGTTCAGTTGCAGAAGCCGGGCACCTCGCCCGCTAGTACACCGCCACCGGAAGGCGATTCCATGAACGGCTCGACGAACGGGCAGAACGGGCAGCGGGTGACGGCATGAGCGACTTCATTCATCGGCTGGTGCCCCTCGAGGCCAGCATCAAGCCTGGCGACGGCCGGACTGTCGAGGCGTATGCCGCGGTGTTCGAGTCGGAGGCGGAGATTCGTGACCACCAGGGTCACTACCGCGAGGTCATCGACCCGGCCGCGTTCTCCCGTGTCATCAACCGGGCGAAGCCGCAGGGCGGCCGCGACTACTGGCTGACGAAGGTGTTCTACAACCACGGCATGACCCTGCACGGGACGCCCTCGGAGGAGGGGTCGGTGCCGGTCGGCCGGACCGAACACATCGAGGCCGACTCGAAGGGCTTGTTGACGGTCACTCGCTACCTGGATGACCCGTTCTCGCAGAAGATCCTCGGCGCCATCCGCGAGGGCGCGATCACCGCGCAGTCGTTCACCGGGCAGATCGTCCGCTCGAGTCCCACCCTGACGGGCCGCCGGCAACACATGCGCACCCGCGACGGCGAACTGCCGCTCGTCCGGCGCCTGGAGCTGGGGCTGACCGAGTATGGCCCGACCCCTGTCCCCGCATACGCGAACGCCGAAGTTGTCGGCGTCCGGTCCTTGTATCAACTGCCTGCCGCTCCTGACGACGACGAGCTCGTCGAGGACTCGGAAACAGAAGACGCGGCCTCCGATGAGGCCCTCGTCGCCGCCGACTCGCCTGCCCGGCGCTCGGAGCGGCAAGACCAGTTCCAGCGTCGCCTCGAGGTGGCGCTACGCGCGAGAGGTATCAAACCGTGAAGACACTCAAGGAGATCGAGGAGCGCCAAGAGGCGATCCGCGCCGAGCTCCGCAACATCGAGACGAACCCGGAGGCCGAGGAGGCCCAGCGCTCCCAGCAGGAGCAGTGGGCGGACACTCTGCTCGAGGAGTTCGACGCACTCGAGGAGGAGCGCAAGCCCCTCGCCGAGCGGATGGCGAAGCTCGACAAGGTGCTGTACGCCGCGAAGGACGAGACGAAGGTGGAGCGCACCGCGCCTGACTTCGTGTCGACCGCGAAGCACGACCCGTTCGACAACCTGGACGCCGTTCGTACCCGGCTGATGCCGCGTGGCGAGCTTCGTGGCCGGGCGCTCGACGCGATCGAGCGGGCCAACAAGTTCGGTCAGCTGAACCACGACTTCGCCGAGAACACGACGAACGCCGTGCAGAACGACCAGTTGGGCGGGATGGCGCGTCACGTCCTCCTCACCGGCTCGGACGAGTACCAGGAGGCGTTCAGGGCGTACCTGGAGAACCCGGAGGAGAACGCTCAGCGTGCCGCGCTGTCGCTGACTCTCGCCAACGGCGGTTACATGCTGCCGTTCGTCCTCGACCCGACGATCGTCCTGACCAACTCGGGAAGCATTAACCCGTGGCGTCGGATCTCGAACGTCAAGCAGACGACGTCGAACACCTGGAACGGTGTCACGTCGGCCGGTGTCACCGCCGCGTGGCTCGCTGAGTCGACTGAGGTCACCGACAACACGCCGACCGTCGGCAACATCGCGATCACGCCGGCGAAGGCTGCCGCGTGGGTGTTCGGTTCCTACGAGGTGCTGCAGGACACCGACTTCTCGAACGAGCTGCCGACGCTCCTCGCGGACGCGAAGGACCGGCTCGAGGAGGCGGCGTTCGCCACCGGCACCGGTACGGGCCAGCCCAAGGGTGTCATCACGGGTGCGACGACCACGGTCACCGCGACCGGTGTCGCTACCTACGCCATCGCCGACGTGTACGCCCTCCAGGCGGCGCTGCCGGCGCGGTTCCGTAACTCGCCCTCCACGGCGATCGTTGCCAGCCTCGGCATCATCAACCGGACCCGGCAGTTCGACACGGCCGGCGGTGCGTCCTTCTGGACGAACCTTGGTGCGGGTCAGCCGGAGCGGGTTCTCGGTGTTCCGCTGTACGAGTCGACGACGATGGCGTCGGCTCTCACCACGGGTTCGAAGATCGCCATCTATGGCGACTTCTCCCAGTTCTACATCGTCGACCGGGTCGGCGTGTCCCTCATGTACGAGCCGATGGTCAAGGGCGCCTCGCAGCGTCCGACGGGCCAGGCGGGCTGGTTCATGTACTGGCGGACCGGTTCGGACGTGGCGACCCCTGCCGCGTTCCGTGTCCTGGTCACCGGCTGATCGAAGGAGAGAACGAGATGGCAGAGAACCAGAGCACGGCCGCGAAGGTGGCGGCTGCTGCGACGAAGGACAACCCGGATGGCGGGACGCAGAAGGTCGACACGACCCCGCTCGAGGGCGTGCAGCCTTTCGGGGTTCGGGAGGCCGGCGGCAAGGAGTCTCACAAGCTCCTCGTCGGCAATGACCCGCACGCCTTCGAGGCGATCCCCGGCGCGACCGGACCGGAGGCGGTCGGCTCCGGTCAGCCGCTTCCGTCGGCTGCGACCGAGGGCATGAAGGCGCGCCTTGATGCGGGCATCCCGGAGCCGCCGAAGGTGGGTCCGATCCCGAACACCGACCTCTACGACACCCCTGGCGGGTATCAGGTGGTCCCGGCCGGGTTCGACCCCTACGGGCTCGAGAAGGCTAACGAGGAGACGGCTGCGGCGTTCCGCGCACCGGCCGACCCCTCGAAGCTGGGCGCCGAGGTCAAGAAGGTTGCCGGCAGCGGTTCCAAGACCGTCAAGGGCAACTAGTTCCATGCAGCAGGCTTCGGAGTCCTTCTGGTACGAGGTATCAGGTGTCGAGGTGTTCGTGCCGAAGGGAAAGGTCGTCGTCGACGGCCACCCGGACGTGAAGGGCCACGAGGTCTACTTCAACCCGGTCGAGGCGGAGCAGGTGCCGGACCCGGCACGCCGCCGCGGTCGGCGTGTGACGGTCAAGTGAGAGACGGGGGTCGCCGGCATGGTTGACACGTTGGCGACCCCCGCCGATCTCGCGTCGTGGCTGCAGCGGACCCTCGCCCCAGACACGGCACAGCTGGCGTTGGAGACGGCGACCGGCTGGGTTCAGGCCGAACTCGGGCAGCGGGTTGTCGCGGTGGCGAACGACACGGTCACGCTGCGGTGTGGCCGCTCGTCGCTGTGGCTGCCGGAGGGTCCGGTCAACTCGGTGAGCACGGTGACGACCACGGACTTCCGCGGCACGGTCACCGCGCGCACCCTGAACGTGCACTACTACGTGATCGGCCGTGAGATCCGCTGGGCGTTCTACGGCTGGTATGGCTTCCCCGGTATCTCCGGGTGGCCGGAACTCGCTACGGTGACGTACAGCCACGGCTACACCCAGATTCCGCAGGCTATCCGCGGCGTGTGTCTGGCGGCGGCGGCTCGGGCGCTCGACAACTCGGGTTCGCTGCGGTCGGAGACGGTCGGCGGCGTGTCGTGGACGGCGGCCGGCACGGCTGAGGATCTCGGTCCCGGCCTGACCGGCAGCGAGCGGGCCGCGCTGGCGCCGTTCCGGCAACTGGTCGTGGCGTGATTCGTTTCCCGCACGTCATCGGCATCGTCCGCGCTCCTCTCGTCTCGGACGGGAAGGGCAACACGATCCGCAACTGGGCGGCTGCGACGACCGCTACGGCGGCGGCGTGGGTGCAGCCGGTGACGACGGACGAGCAGACGTTGAACCAGGACCGCGTCGTGTCCCGTTGGCGGGTGTTCGTCGAGCCGTCCGCAGACATTGTGGCGTCTGACCGGGTGACGTGGAACGGGCTGACGTTCCAGGTCGACGGCGAGGTGCAGATGTGGGATGACCGCAACGGCGCCCACCATCATCAAGAGGGGTTCCTCGTGAGAGTGAGCGGGTGACGTCATGCCGGTCGCTCTCATCCCCGACGCGGAGACGCTTGCCGTGGCGGCTCTGGCCGCGCAAGCCTCCATCACCGCGATCTGTTCGACTCGCATCGGCACCCGCATCCCTGACGCGCCGACGTTCCCGCTGATCCGGGTGGCGAAGGTGGGCGACTTCGGCATCGACGCGGAGGGATCATCGACCGTCGTCATCCAGGTCGAGTGCTGGGCCGACGACGATGCGACCGCATCCCTCCTCGCCCGGACGGTGCAGGCGTGCTACCTCGACCTGCGCCGCATCACCGGCGGCGGGTGGACGGCGCTGACCGACATTCCGTCCGGCCCGATCCCGACGCCGGACCCGGAGTCGCAGCGGGCGCGCTACATCCTTGAGCTCGACATGAGGATCGGGGCCTGATGCGACTCGACTTCGACCAGGCGGCGCTGCGCGCGCTCGACAACCGCGCGGACGTCGAGCGGTTCGTCGGCGACCTCGGGCAGCAGGTCGCGGACCGTGCGAACGCCCGCGCCGAGACCCTGTTCACCGATCAAGGCGGCGGCGGTGTCGGCTCGATCGAGTCGCACATCGAGCACGACGAGAAGGGCACCTACGCCCGGATCGCGTACCCGCCGGACAAGTACTACATGTGGATCCACGAGGTCGGCAGCGAGCACGAACGTCCCCGGCCGCACGTCCGTCCCGCACTGTTCGGGACGAAGCGGGCGACGGGCGGCAAGGAGTCGTCCATCAAGAGCATCCGTCAGAGCAAGTCGGCTACGGCCGCCACCAAGAGGAACCGCGCAGCCGCGACGGCACGCCGGACCGCC